GACATTAAAGGATACGAAGAAAATGGATACTTCATAACAGCACCACAGTTTGGAAATTTAAGTGGTACGAAAACACGAGATATGTTGGGTAACCCAAAAATAGATGATAAAGAAAAGATAAAGTTTTTTAAAAAAACCTTTGGATATTATGATAAAGGGTTGTATATTATGATGACAAATAAATTCAAAAAGTTATTTGAATTTTTTGTTCATGTGTTTGAAAGTACCGGAACACAAGGTGGTGGTGTAGATGATGGACCTGGTTTTTTATCAAGTCTAAAATCATATACAGAACGAGGTGAAAAAGAAGCTGGTAGATTAGGGTGGGAAATTGCTAATACTTTAATTAATCCTGAACACTACTATAGTCAAGAATTTAATTTTCCAAAATATCCTGATGGTCCAATAGGTTCAGTATCATATGGACCTGCTGGAGTAGCTGAACCAAGTGCTGCTAATGATTTAGATTTAGTTGGAAGTGAGTTGTGGAATAAATGGTTAGACCATATTGATATGATTTTGAAAAACCAAGAATATGAATATACAGATAAGTTAAAAAAATCAAGGGCATCAGTTCTTAAACATAGTAAAAATACATTAGACCAACTTACAAGTGAAGAGCCAAAAGAAACTGACCAAAATAGAGGAAACGACCAACACGATAAATATGAAATTGTAAAGGAAGTTTCAGCACTTACAAGTAATTTATCAAGAAACGGAAAGGAGTTATTATTAATGGGCGGAGCCTACGGACACATGAGTCATCCATTTGATGACAAAGACCTAACATTTAAAGATTTAAAAAATATTATAGAATTAGGATTAGGTGGTCAGTTAAATCGTGAGGATAATGTTACGGAAAAAACAGACGGACAAAATCTAATGATTAGTTGGAAAGATGGTAAGTTAATTTCTGCTCGTAATAAAGGTCATATAAAAAACAAAGGTAAAACGGCTTTAAGTATAAAAGATGTAGAGAGTAAATTTAAAGGACGAGGTGATATCAGAAATGCTTTTGTTTATGCAGTACGAGATTTATCAAAGGCTATTAGCGCTTTAAGTGATAAACAAAGAACTAAAGTATTTGGTGAAGGTTCTAAATGGATGAGTTTAGAAGTGATGTGGCCTGCTAGTGAGAATGTTGTAAATTATGATATAACAGAATTGATGTTTCACGGAACTTTAGAATATGATGATAGCGCAAGAGTTATTGGTCAAGCAAAAGATAGTGCTAGAATATTAGCTGGTATGATTAAACAAGTTAATCAAAACATACAGAAGCATTATAAGATTAAAAAACCACATTTTATGGATGTGCCTAAACATCAAGACTTTGGTAAACTAAAGGGTAAATTTTTAGGAAAATTAAAAAAACTACAATCACAATATTCTTTAAAGGATAATGATACTCTTGCTTTATATCATCAATCATATTGGCAAGAATGGATATTTAATGGTGCTAAACAAACTGATTATCCAAAGATAACAAATGAGATTTTAGTTAACTTAACTAAACGATGGGCTTTCTTTGACAAATCATATAAGATTCCACAGATTAAAAAAGACCTTAAAGACAACCCTAAATTTTTAGAATGGGTATTAAGTACAGATAAAATTGACCATGCTAAAATGGTAAAAAATAACATGAAACCATTCGAAGAGTTATTCTTTGAAGTGGGTGCTACTGTATTGAAAAACATGGATGGTTGGATGGCTGTAAATCCAGCAAAATCAGTTCAAAATATGAGAAAAAAATTACAAGTTGCTATAAAAGATATAAGAAGTGGTGGTGACATAAAAAAATTAAATAAACTAAGAATACAATTAGATAGATTAAACGCCATTGGTGGTTTAGATGCCGTTGTTCCAACAGAAGGAATAGTTTTTAAATACAATGGAAATGTTTATAAATTTACAGGTGCATTTGCTCCAATTAATCAAATAACAGGAATGATGACGTTTTAGGAAATAGGTTATGAGTAATATAGAAAAAATAAAAAAAATGGTAAAGGGTGTATATAACCGAAAAGTACAAGTTGGTTATTCACCTAAAAGTATAAATGAAAGAACAGAAGGTGAGATTTGGGAAGAACCAAGTGGTAGACAATTTGTTTTAGAGAATGGTAAGAGAAAGCAAATTACTAAAGTACCACCGAGGGGTTTTGATAAATGTGATGATTGCGAAAAATTAATACTTAAAAAAGTCGATCAACAAACTTATGATAGATTTAAGAAATGTAAATATTGTCAAATAGATTTTGAAGTAAAACTACATCGAGATGGTAAATGGCAAGAGTGGGTTACTGGTATGGAAAATAAAAGATGGAAAATAATATTATCAGAACATGAACAAGAAATTAAAGAACTTAAAGAAAATAAATCTTTAAAATTTGATAAAACAGTAACACATGCATTATCAGATGAGAATATAAAAAGTGCTATGAAATGAGTGATTTAAAACAAGCAATAAAACAACAATATTTACAATGTGTACAGGATCCATCACATTTTATAAATCAATTTTGTACAATACAACACCCACAGCGTGGTAAGATTAAATTTTCATTATATCCATTTCAATATGATGTACTGAAGGAATATCAATCTCATGATTATAATGTAATTTTAAAATCAAGACAATTAGGTATATCCACATTAAGTGCTGCATATTCCCTATGGATGATGTTATTTCAAAACGATAAGAACGTATTGTGTATAGCAACAACCAAAGATACTGCTAAAAACCTTGTTACAAAGGTTCGTATTATGTATGAAGGTTTACCTAGTTGGTTAAAGACACAGATTGTTGAGAATAATAAATTGTCTCTGATATTTAAAAATGGTTCACAGATAAAGGCTATTGCTTCTAATGAAAGTGCTGGTCGTTCAGAAGCTCTATCTCTATTGATATTGGATGAGGCTGCTTTTATTGATAAGATTGATACGATATGGACTGCTGCTCAGCAAACACTGGCTACTGGTGGTCGTTGTTTAGCCATATCAACACCGAATGGTGTGGGTAATTGGTTTCACAAGACTTGGATTGATGCTAAAGATGGTAATAATAAATTCAATACTGTAAAACTCCATTGGAGTGCTCATCCTGACAGAGGTCAAGACTGGAGAGATGAGCAAGACAAAAACTTAGGTCCTTCACAAGCTGCTCAAGAATGTGACGCTGACTTCTTGAGTTCTGGTCGTTCTATAGTTGATCCTGCTATATTAGAATGGTATAAAAAAAATCAATGCTGTGAACCAAATGAAAAAAGTGGTTTTGATAGAAATTTATGGATATGGAATTATCCTGATTATTCTAAACAATATATAATATCTGCTGACGTGGCAAGAGGAGATGGTACAGATTATAGCGCGGCTCAAGTTTTTGATTTAGAAGAAATGGAACAGGTTGCTGAATATAAAGGTCAATTAGGTACAACGGAGTTTGGTAATTTCTTGATTGAATTGGCTACAAAATACAACGATGCTCTATTGGTTGTGGAGAATAACAATATAGGTTGGGCTACTCTACAGACAATTATCGATAGGGGATATGAAAATTTATTTTATCAAGAAAAAAATCATTTAGTAGTTGATGAGGATAATCAACATACCAATCGATATAGAAACATTGATAAAAACAAAATACCAGGTTTCACTACAACTTTAAGGACTAAGCCATTGATGGTTGCTAAAATGGAAGAGTATACCCGAGAGAAAATGGTTAAATTAAAATCAACTCGTTTAATAGATGAACTTTTTGTATTTATATATAAGAATAGTAAAACCGAAGCGCTTGATGGGTATAATGATGATTTAGTGATGTCTTATTCTATTTTATTATGGATTAGAGATACTGCTATTAGAATACAGTCCGATAGGAATGAATTTCAAAGTAGTTTAGTGAATTCGATTGAAAGTTTAAATGGTAGAGATGCAATTATGACACCAACTTCACTCAAACCGAAAGATAGTGGGTGGGAAATTGATGTTCATGGAAAAAAAGAAGACTTAACATGGTTATTATAGGATAAATTATGGCAGATAATATTTTTACAAAACTTAGTAGATTATTTCAATCTAACGTAATCATTAGAAAAACTGATGATAATCGTTTGATTGTTAAGGATTTAGATTATTCTCAAACAGGTTTAAATTCTAATTTTATAGATAGGTATCAAAGATTAATGCAAAATACCTATTCAAATCCTTATTCAGTAGCTCATAATAGAAGAGCTGCTTATGAGATTAGAAAAAATGACTTATTCAAAGACTATGAATTGATGGATCAAGATCCAATTATCTCTTCGGCTCTTGATATCTACTCCGATGAATCAACTATTGATAATATTGAAGGTGAGATATTAAAAATAAGAACTGATAATGCACAAATTGAGAAAATATTACATAACTTATTCTACGATGTAATAAATATAGAATTTAATTTATGGAGTTGGATACGTAATATAACAAAATATGGTGATTTTTATTTAAGACTTGATATAGTGGATGAGTATGGTGTTGTAAATGTAATTCCAATATCTGCTTATCAGGTTACACGATTAGAAGACCACGATCCTGCTAATCCACAGTTAATTCAGTTTGAAATAGAAGATGGTAATAAAGAAATAGTAGAAAATTATGAAATGGCTCACTTTCGTATGTTATCAGATACTAATTTCTTACCATATGGTCGTTCTATGTTAGAAAATGGTAGAAAGATATTCAAACAATTGACTTTGATGGAAGATGCTATGTTAATTCATAGAATCATGAGAGCACCAGAAAAAAGAATCTTTAAGATTGATGTTGGAAACATTCCACCAAGAGAAGTCGAACAATTTATGCAAAAAATCATCAATAAGATGAAAAAGATTCCTGTTATCGACCAAAAGACAGGTGAATACAATTTAAAGTATAATATCGAGAGTGTAACGGAAGATTATTTTTTACCTGTTCGTGGTGGAGATAGTGGAACTCAGATAGAAACTTTACCTGGCTTATCTAATAATGATGCCATAGAGGATGTTGAATATTTAAGAAATAAGCTAATGGCAAGTCTTAGGATACCAAAGGCTTTCTTAGGATATGAAGAAGGTCTAAGTGGTGGTAAAGCTACGTTAGCTGCTGAAGATGTTCGTTTTGCTAGAACAATTGAAAGACTACAAAAAATTATTGTTAGTGAGTTAACGAAAATTGGAGTTGTACATTTATACTCACAGGGTTTCGATGATTCTGATTTGATTAATTTTGATTTAGAATTACAAAACCCATCTATGATTCATGAGCAAGAAAAACTTGAATTGATGAATCAACAAGTTGAATTAGCTGAAAAAGCCATGGATACTAAACTATTCAGTCGTAAATGGATATATGATAATATATTTGATTTTTCCGATGATAAAAAAATAGATATGTACGAGTCTATTGTAGAAGATACGAAACAGAAGTTTAGATTAGAACAAATAGAAACAGAAGGTTCGGATCCTGCTAATCAAACCGAAGAGAAGTCAGACGAAAGTGATGATGGTGATGACATGGCAAGACCTGATGATTGGGGTGGTAGTGAAAAAAAACATTTTGGTAAAGATAAAACAAGAGAAGATGACGGTAAACTTAGAAAAAGTGATAGAAGTTATGGAAAACGAGAGTTTAAAGGTGGTTCACCATTAGCTCAATCCAAAGCTTCTACTGTAGTTGCAAGAGAAGGCATATTAAATCAGTTAAAAACTACATTTCCTAATAAAAAAGCATCTATGCTTAGTGAAGAAAATATAATAGAGGATTAGTTAATTAGTAGTCTTAATCTAAAAACTATTATATTTATATATGAATAATTACATACTTTGGAATTACTATGAGCAATTTTAAACACAATAAGTTGAGAAATACAGGATTATTATTTGAGTTTTTACTCAGACAGGTAGCGGTTGACGTATTAAATAAGAAAAAAGAGTCAATAGCACTAAAGATAATAAAAAAACAATTCAATGAGAATACTGAAATGGGTAGAGAGTTAGCTCTTTATAACTTACTCATGCATAAAAAATTCAAATCAGATAGTAAAGCTGATTATTTTTTATCAGAAGTACTTAAACAAAGGGGCACGTTAAGTAATTCAAATCTAAGACGAGAAAAATATAATATAATTAAAGAAATTAAAAAAAACTATGAAGTAAATTCTATGTTTTCATCTAAAATTCCAAATTATAAATTATTTGCATCCATTTTTAAATTGTTTGAAGGTTTTACTAATTTAAATGCGGATGAGAAAACAGAAAGTTACTTTATTATAGTGGAGAACATCACTACTATTAAAGTAAAAAAATCTGATATCTTTATTCATGAAGAAATGAAAGATAAAGATTTAAGAATATTATCTTATAAAGTATTATTAGAGAAATTTAATAAAAAATATACTAATTTAACTGGTGAGCAGAAAAAAGTATTGAAAGAGTATATTAGTAATATGTCAAATACAAATAATTTCCATAAATTTGTAAAAAATCAAATACCGATATTGGAAAAAAGATTACATACAAAAGTTAACAGAATAAAAAATAAAGTGTTAAAAATAAAATTACATGAAGCTGTTAATTGTATTGGTAAATTTTGTTTAACTGAAGGGAAACAAACCGAAGATATTTCGGTTGTTCAACTACTAAGGTACTATGAACTCGATAAAGAACTCGACAAAGTTTAAAGGTTTAGTAAAGGAATTAGCCAATAAGCTATTTCAAAAAAAACTACGAGAGATGACTTCTACTGCTAGCATTGACACTTATCAGACTCCAAAAGCTTTTAAAAATAAAGGATTGAGTCGTAAGAAGAAAAAAAATATCGAAAAACAAACAGGATATTCATTTGTGGATGAAGCTGTAAGTAGTAGTGATATGGACGAAATTAAAAAACAAATAAGAAAAGAAGTATCCGATATCTTACGTGATATTTGGATCAAACGAACTTCCTGGGGAGGAAAATAATGTATCAAGCAGATCCTAATGACAATACTAAAATGATACCGAAAGGTAGGCCAATAAGTGCTTATGGGAAGGCAGAGACGCCATCGGCTCAGATAATTACTCCTAGACCTAATTATATTTTAATTAACAAAATAGGAACATATCGATTTGCTTATGAATCTGGTAGTTTATCTACATATACGAGTGGTTCGGTGATAACTGCTGATGGACCTGTCAGATTAGATATTAATCCAGTTGCTTGGGAAACAGTTCCAGCTGGAGGCTCAAAAGGTGCTGTAACCTTTGTATACACAGGAGATGTAGGATAATGAATAAACAATTATTAGTAGACATAAGACCATTTGATATATCAAGGACTAAAATTGATGAATCCATTAAAGATAATAATGGTAAATTAATTGTAAAGGGTGTTTTACAAAGAGCAGAATCTAAAAATCAAAATGGTAGAATATATCCAAGAGAAGTTCTTTTAAAAGAAGTATCTAAGTATCTATCAGAGCAAGTAACAGAAAGAAGAGCATTAGGTGAGTTAGACCATCCTGATAGTTCTGTTGTTAATTTAAACAATGCTTCACATAATATTATTGAGATGCATTGGGATG